ATGATAGAATTGTCACTAATTACGCCAAAGTCTTGCAAGTCATTCATTGTCTTAACTTCATCGCTCCAGCTTTCTGCGATATATTCTTCTAGTTTATTCATTTGTAAACTTCCATGTTGCATAGAGGACATATTTTCATGTTTACCCTTTTGTCAACTTGTTCTATAAATACAATGCAAGCAGTTAGTAAATAAATAATTGCGATTATAACTATCGCAGTCCATATCTTGGCTTTTTTCCAAAAAGTATCCATTAACCAGCATCTCCACCTTTAGAGCCTGCCATGATGCGGTTCTTGATTCGTTCTCTCAATCCGATTTTTGTGTATGCCATGTTATTTTTATATGTGATTTAATAATTCAAAATTATTTATTGGGGAACCATCCCAAGTTATACCTGAACTTCCAACTATATCTTTAAGCCTCCATAATGCCCAACAATTTCTTTCAAGTATGTATGCTGCTAGAACATCAAAGTCACCTTCAATGTAATTTGTATGCAATGAATCACTATTATTTTTATTAGTAAAACATGATGGTTTTTTACTTGATGTTGATACTTGCCATGTTCCTGATTCTCTCAAAACTGCTTTTTTTACCTGAACACTAATTGGTCTATTTGGTTTTTTCCAAATAACTAAATCTGCTTTCTGATTGTGACCGATTGGAACAAATACCACAAATCCATTTCGTGCCGCCATCGACATAAATTCTATTTCGGATATTGTGCCAACACTATTATTAGAATTCAAATTTGGCCTATTATCGACAATATAAATCGAGTCATCAAATAATGATTCCTGAAGTTCCATTATTTTGCCTCCAGTTGTAATATTTTTCTTTCTAACTCAAATATCTTGCCTCGCAATGCGTATTCTCGTTCTGCACTAATTCCTAGCAATCTTGATTGTTGCTCGGATTCCTCCCGCGCCTCGTCGCGCTCACGAACAACTCGATTCCAACTCGATGTCTTAATCGTAATCGTTCCATCTCCATTCAAACTTGGTTGCTCACTCATTTCTTTTTAAACCAATTCGGGAAATGCCCAAAGTCTCTAACCTCGGTCACATTGTTGTTCTTCTCGCAGACATCGCACTTTCCATAATGCCATGTCGATACTTTGTTCACTAGCTTGCCATGTTTCAATCCGCACTCGCTACAGCACCAGTTAGGGTAGGGTTTCATTCTCCTTCTTTAATAACTCAAATATCGGTTCCGTTTCAATAGCCAATGCATCGCAGATTTCTTGAAATTTAATTTTGCTTTCCACTTCTCCATTCATCCACCTGCTTGCAAACTTGCGATTATCGTTGATCTCCTTCTGCTTGTATTCGCTTTTAAACTTCGCCTTGCTCCTCACATCGACCACGGCAATCTCAATCATCGCGCATAGCAAATTACGAATGTTGTTGATTTCATTTACATCGATTTCGCGCATACAAGTTCAATCGCAAATTCAAAAGCCAATTCAATTGTACTCGGATCGTTCTCGTACTTTTCCGAATAAGCAATCGTGTTGATTCCATATGCCGCTGCACTCCGCAAGCACTCGTTGCATGGAAGAGTAGTACAGCACAGCAAATAAACCTCTCCGGGCCTACAATACCGCAACGCATTCGCCTCGGCATGGATCACAAACTGCCGCCTTCCCTCCCGATCATCCCAATCCTCAAACATTCCCGTGGGATAACCATTGTACCCAACTCCAGCAACAGAGTTGTCTTTGCGGAACGCAACCGCTCCAACCTTTCTCCAAGGGTCTTTTGACTTCGTCGCAGCAGCAAATGCCAACTGCATTCCATATTCGATCCATGTCATATTAATTCAGGTAATCTCCTTTTCTCTTTCTCGCGAATAATAAAATCCCAGACCCTCTGAAGCGTCTCGTAGTCTCCCGTGCATTCCTTCTCGTCCTCGTTCCGCCACTTCGTAAACTCGCCGCAATCATCATTGACCATCGCTCGCAGTTCTCCTTCCAGATCGCTTATTAACAATAGGGCATCGACCCCATGTACTGCATACTCGTGTTCCCATTGCTCTTCTGGCAGGTTAAATTCTAGTGTTGCTTTCATGGTAGCATCCTTGTCATTGCTTCCAGCCCATTGCCATCAGCGTACCATCCTTTGCCTTGGTACACATCCAGCACATCGTTGAAATACTTCTCGTACATCGGAGCAACCTTCTCCAATGAGAAGTTCTCTGCCCAGAGTCTGCATGATTCACTAGAGATCGCGCCTTGCTTCACGGCATTGATCGCATCGACAAAGTCACCCATCGTCCTGCACCGATAGCCTGTGATGCCATGCAGGTTATTCTCCGCGAAACTACCCCAGTCTGTCGTTATCGTTGGTGTGCCACTAAACAGGTTCTCGATCTGGACCCCACCGAATGGCTCAACATACTGGGACGGGATCAATGACCCTTTGGCCTTGCTCATCAGCTTTCGACGCTTCTCCGTATCAGCATAGCCAATGTACTCCACATGGTCAGGGATTCGATAGCCGGGTTCTATCTGCCCTGCCACCTTGAGATGCACCCCGGCCCTCTCCGCTGCTTGGAATGCCACATCACATCCCTTGCCGCTATAGACTCGCCCAAGGTACAGGAAGTAGCCTTCCTTCTCGTCATTGCCTCGGTAGTCGAAGTCTTCGCGATCAAAGTAATTCGGGATCACCACATCGTACCAGTCCTGCCGACACGATCCAACTGACTGAAGACCGCAATATGCGTGATAGATCGCATAGCTTTCCCAGACCTTCCATCGCGCCCAATGACCACCAGCATAGCCAATGCCGGGTTCAACGCAGATCAAGTCTTGATGGGCATCGCAGACTGGTCGTACACCGCTGCCCCAGAACGGCAGGATGAAGTCATGCTTCTGCTTGCGCTTACCTACCTCACGAATGGCATTAGCGTAAAAGGTACGATATGCGTGATCGTTCACATCGAACTTGAAGAAGGTCTTGCGCCAGTCATGGTCTCCGTACGCTACCTGCCAGTCTTCGTTCTCCAGTACAGGAATGTGTTCAGTACATTCCAGTACCGAATCTCTGTGACCATAGTGCAAGACCTCATGTCCGCGCCTAGTCATCATTTTTCCGAATTTGACAACCTTCTGCGTGTACGCACAGGCGTTGTACTCTTTGCTCGTTACTGTGTGGGGTAGCCCCAGTATGTGGAATCTCATATTCTTTCTAAAAATATCGGCGTTTGTTTTCCAACATATGCTCCTGCAACATTAAACTCGAAATACTCAACAGCATCATCATGCTCCATCCCTTGCTCGACAAGTATCTCAATGCACTTTTCCCTATCGTAGACCGCACAAGGTTCATTGCCCCCCTGCCATCCCATCCCAATGAAAGCATCCTCAAACCCATCCGCTAGGATTGGGCCTGACTCGCTTTTGTATTCTTCTAGTTTTTCGTGTAGTGTCATAAATATGCTTTCTTTCTAAATGGATCGACTTCTAAACCTAGTGTTGTGCAGATGCCTTCAAATGATTTGGTCTTGATGAAGCGTACCGCATCTTCTCTCCAGCTTGCTGCAATCTCCCTGTTTCGCTCGCAAACGATCTTTGTTTCATCGATAGCGGCATCCGCCATTGCCTGATGGATGATCTCGCAGAGGATGTTTCGTGCAAACATCACTTCCTTGTCCTCCTTGGTCTGGATCATGCCTTGTCCGCTCGTTCCTGCGCCTGTTCGTTGCTGTAGGTTCCCTTGTGGTATCGGCGGGATAGTTTGACCCGGTTCATGCGGATCACATCTTGGATGGTCACAGAATCGTCCTCTGTGGAGTTATAGTGGTTCAGGATGCCTTGGATGAAGAAAAGGATGTCACCACACTCCTCAAGGACATTGTCGCGATCCAGAGGCTTGCGGTACATAACGGACTTCTTAATGGCATCTAGTAGCTCGCCTGCCTCGCCTGCAACTCCCATTGCCATGTGAGTTAGGTGGGCATCCTTTGGTTCCATTTGAACGAGGATGTCAATACCCGGCTTGCAGAGGCTTTCCACGAACTGGGCATATGTTAGTTCTTGTTGGTTTGGTGTGTCTTGCATAAATGGTACTCTATTATCTACAATCTGCATTATTGGAAGTTATAGCCTATTTCCGCTTAATAATCTTCTGGTTTCTAGTGATATACGCTTGTATCTCCTCCATGTCCTTTTTAGCCTCTAGGAGTCCTTCAGGCGTATTGTTATAAGTGTGTTGGTACTTTGGGAGCGGTTCTCCTCGTTGGATGCGAGGTCCGATTGGGCATCCGTTCAGGCAGATGGTTAGCCTGATCTCTAGGTCAGTTCTCAAGCTGTTTGTTCTCCTCTAACTCGATTCTGCGTGTGGGAAGCTGGAAGGCGAGCGTGAGCGGTTGTGCAGTCTCGATCTCGATCTTCTCTCCGTACTTTTTGGGAGCCATTTTAGACGCTGCCCATTTGAGTGCATCAACTCGGAGTCTGCCTATGCCTGCGTCATGCGAAGAGTAGGATTCGTCAACGATTAGCTCGGCGTAATAGTCTGCCTGCTCTGCGCGTGCCTGTGCGTACTGGTTGGCAAAGCTCTCATGTTTGCGTAGCCAATCATAGATTGTAGTGCGATCTGGGAGGTGATCTGAAGAAGCAATTATGGTGCGAAGCGTTTCACCTTTCGATAATCGCTTGCATATTTCATCAGCAATTTCTTGTGAAAAAGTGCTGGGTCTTCCATTGATTTTTTTTTCTAAATTTTCTTCAGAATTGTCTTGACTCATTTTAGAAGTGGTCATTAAACTAGCTCCGCAGGAACAAGCGAGTTGTTCTTGCTTCGCAGTCGTTGATGCTAGTGTTTATGCGGGTTTGCGGGTGGATGATGGTTGGGGGTTGTAGACGATTTGGACGATGGTTTTCTCGTCTCTTTTGTGCTTACACTTTTGTTGTTTGTAATGTGCGGTGATTGATTCTGGGTCGTCATCAGGAATGAGTCCAGAGTATCGAAGTTGATCGGTAAGCGGTTTGGTTCCGCCGACAAAGTTGTCGAAGTCTTGGAGTTTAGTGCTAACTCGTTCAATGACGAGAGTAGTGCGATTTTTGCCTTTTGTTTGTGTCGGTGGAGGTGTGACCAATGGTTTGACAAGATCGTGTTGAGGCTGGGGGTTAGATAGCCGTGGAGATGGAGGGTGAGGGTGGTACTGCCCGTCTGGGTGTCGGTGGTAACCGAGTGCTTTGAGTTGCTCATGCGTCCAATTCATTGAGTGGGGATGTGGAGTTTTATGCGATTACTCCACGGGTTCTAATGATAACCAGCAACTACAGGATGCCGCCGCAATACCCAAGGTTTATTCTTTCGGAAGGTAGCTGAATGTGTTGCCACCCGGAACTTCGTTTGGTCGGGTTCGTTCCCAATGTTTATTGAAGTCCTCTGTCTTTTGTTCTTCGCGATCCTTGAGTATTTGGAAGTATTCTTCAGGATCGTCTTGGTAGTCTTTTTTCATCAGAAAGGAATCTCGTCTGCTTCTTCAAGCGATGGTTTGTATTCGCGTTTAGGCAGGGAGGAAGCGATCTCGTTGGAGGTCTTGAGAGCCTCTTGCGTGTCACGCTTTGGTTGTCCGCCTCCGAGAGCATTGAGGTACTTCGCCTTGATCTGTGTCTTGCCGTTGTACTCCTCTTCCTCGGCTACGATGATGACACGCTTGCCTGCGAAGGGAATCTTGGACCATGTCCAGTTACTGCCGAAAACATCTGCGAGGACTTCTTCGGTACGCTCGTAAGCGTTGCTTGTGAGGTAGCCCAGCCATGTGATCTTCTTGCCCTTGTGTGGTCCCGCTTCATCGACAACGCATGGGATGCGAATGAACTGGGAGCCTTTGGATGATTTGTCGAACCATCCGAGTTGTGGAGCTTCTACGATGCACTCGAAAGTGCCAACCGCATCTAGTTTTTGGAATGCCATATTAGTTTTATTCTGGTTGTGTTGTTGTTTGCGCCTGCTGGTTATTCTCGGCGTTTTCCGCCTCGATCTGATCCCTCATATTGTTTAGGACCGGAACGATCTTTTCTGCCCATGCTACGGCTTTATCATGTGGCATGGATATTTCGATTTGCGTACCCACAGGTGGAGTATGCTTCTTACGAGTGAAAGCCGAGATGACTAGCTTCGTGTCTTTTTTATGCTTCATAATTTATTTATTTATATGTCTCGTAATATCACGAATGCTTGGCATCGCTGACGAGCATTTGCGAATACGATAGGACAAAGTCTAAACTCCTGTCCTTCGCTAATAATTCCATTATTAACAATCGATGTCAATATGTTTGAATAAATATTTTCCTCGTCTTCGCGGAGGTCATTGTAAATGTCTTGACAGAGGTTGAGGTCGTTTAGGTAGTCAGGTACAAAGTCGAACTCCTCATCTCCGCGAAGCCAGCATTGATCGGCCTCATTGAACCTCCAACCTAGTTCTGTAGCGATCTCTGCATTGACGATATGTTCGCAGATTTCTTCAATGGCATCCTCATCGTCATGCGGAAATATAAATGTGTTATCTTTCATATTATTTTTCAAATTTAACAAGAATTGAAAAGTCACGAATGCGTCGAAGAATCGGATGCGCCCGGTCCTCTGAAAGCATCTTTGTTAACTGCGCTCCAGTTGCGTTTGTTGTTACGATTGTTGGTTTCAGATTGTTAGTTCGATGCTCCAGAACATCGTAGAGTTCGACCTCGGATCGTTCAGTCATCTTCTGCTTTCCGAGGTCATCTATCAATAAGAGTGATGTGCGCCTGCAACGATCCATTGCCTCGATAGCCTCA